CAAGCGGATCAGAGCGGCGGGGACAGCGAAACCGTGGATTTGAGCGAAGACACGATCAGCATCATCAACAAGGAGATTGAAGCCCTACAGAATATCTCCGATCCGAAGCGACTGAAGACGCTTGTGCGTGAACTGTATGCGGAGTGCATTGCAAACGAGAGTGCCAAGCCATGATTACATTCAACAAGATACGATGGAAGAATCTCCTAAGCACGGGAAACTACTTCACGGAAGTGCAGTTGGACAAGCATTCCACCACGCTCATTTGCGGTGAGAACGGTGCGGGCAAGACCACCATGTTGGATGCCCTGACCTTTGTGCTGTACGGCAAGCCGTTCCGAAACATCAATCTGCCGCAGATCGTGAACTCCATCAACGGCAAGGACTGCGTGGTGGAGATTGAGTTCACCATGAACGGACACGCATACAAGGTAGTCCGTGGGCTGTCTCCGAAGGTATTCACGATTGAGAAGGACGGCAAGACCGTTGAGCAGACGGCTAATGCGAAGGACTACCAAGCCATTCTTGAGGGGCAAATCCTCAAGATGAACTACAAGACATTCTGTCAGGTTGTGATTCTTGGCTCAACGAACTATGTGCCGTTCATGCGACTTCCTGCTGCTGATCGCCGCAACATCGTAGAGAACCTGTTGGATATTGATGTGTTCTCCAAGATGAACGAGGCTCTGAAGAATCGCATCTCCTCCACGAAGGAAGAACTCCGTGGAGTTGAGTCGCAGATTTCTACCCTCAAACTAAAGATAGAACACAAGGCGGACATGATCGCCAAGATTGAGGAAAAGTCCGACAGTCAGTTGGAATCGTACAACAAGTCTCTGGCGGAAGAGCAGACAGCACTCACGGCACTGCTTGAACGGAAGGCTAACCTACAAAGCGAGATTGCTGCGCTTGCAGAGAGCGTGGCATCCGTGGACAAGCAGCGCGACTCTATCTCGCAGATGACGGCTCTACGAAAGCAGATGCAGTCCAGTGTGAAGAAGGTGCAGGAAGAGAAATCGTTCTATGAACAGAACGAGGAGTGTCCTGTGTGCAAGCATGAACTGCCTGACCAGTTCCGTCAGGACATGATCTCCAAGAAGGACTCCCGTGAGATTGAGTTGGTCACGGCACTTCAAAAAATGCAGACGATGCTTGAGGATGCACGAACCAAGTTGGACAAGTCCACAGAGGTTCTGTCCCTGATTGAATCCAAGAAGCAGGAATCCCACAAGGTGGATTCTGCTATTGCCTCTTCCAAGAAGTACATGAAGCAGTTGCAGGATCTTTCCCGCAAGACCGAAGAAGAGAAGGGAACGGTGCAGACCGAGCGTGACAGCATGGCTGCTCTACAGACCGAAGAGCAGGGCGCGGAAGCACAGCGGAAGGAGTTCGTGGAGGATCTTCACACAATGGAGATTGCCACGGTGCTGCTGAAGGACAGCGGAATCAAGCGCAAGATTATTCGTAAATACATTCCTGCACTCAACAAGATCATTAACAAGTATTTGATTTCAATGGATTTCTTCGCTCAGTTCACCCTGAACGAGGACTTCAATGAAATAATCAAGAGCCGCCACCGCGACGAATTTTCGTATGATAATTTCAGTGAGGGTGAAAAATTGAGAATCGACCTGTCCCTCTTGCTAGCGTGGCGAGACATTGCTAGAATGAAGAACAGTGCGAACACGAACCTTCTCATCTTGGACGAGGTATTTGATTCTTCTTTGGATGCCGTGGGTACTGAAGAGGTCATCAAGATCCTACAGAGCATGGGCGGTTCGAACAACATATTCGTGATCTCCCACAAGTCGGATCAACTGCTAGACAAGTTCCAAAACATCTTGACCTATAAGAAGGTCAACAACTTCAGCAAACTATGCTAACCATGAGTCGGAAACTTTCCAACGAACGCGCTCGCAACATTCTGTCGGGAGGCGAAGAGCCTGACTTTACAGCCATTCCTCAAGACGCAGACACCGATCTACTTTTGGAAAAGTCTCTCCACTGGTATCGGCAGAATTTCAATTCGTCTGCCGCGAAGAAGTGGATTGTGGATTGGCTAACTGCGGAGGGTCGTGACGAGGACGCAAAACTAGTGTCCCGTGCATCTAAAAATTCACTGAAGATGATCTCTCCGTACTGCCGTTGCGCCAGTCGTGGGTTTCCCCTCACGGACAAGCAGCGGGAGTTTATCTGCAAGAATGTGGGTGAACTGCTTGATGACGCACGGAAGCGCGTTCCCACGGAGCCAACCGAGCGGGTAACGGTTCAGGATCGCATTGAAGCCAAGGCAAATGAGATGCTGACCACCCTTGAGCCTGTGCTTGATACTGCTATTGAGAGCGTCATGGCGACCAAGAAGAAGCCTAATCCCCTCATGGATTGGATCAAGGGGGCTGATCTAAACAAGCCTATGGCTACGGTGGCACTCCATCGCCTAGAGCAGTCTTACGCCGACCTGAAGGCAGCGCACGACAAGACAGACGCGGACTTGGTTGAGGGGTACTCGTATTTGAAGCCTAAGAGCCTGAAGACTCTTGTAGAATATTTTGATGAAGCCATTCGTAATTTGAATGACCGTCTTGGTGTATTGAAGGCTTCTCGCAAGCCCCGTAAGCGCAAGGCAAAGAGCGTACAGGCACAGATCAAGGGATTGAAGTTCTTGTCAAGATGTGAAACCTTTGGTGTTGACTCTGCGAAAGCAAGTGATATCATTGGGTCACAAGGCTTCATCATGTTCAACACCAAGAACAACAAGGCTACGGTTTTCGTGGCAGTCGAACCCAAGAGCGGACTGTCCGTGAAGGGGTCTACGATCATGGGATTTGATTCTGCAAAGTCCTACGAAAAGACTGTCCGCAAGCCCGAAGACTTTGTGAAGAATGCCGATGGATGCAGAAAGAGTTTTACCGCTGCGGTGCGTTACCTCAACGGCGTGAAGACAAAGGCGGGAGTTCCCACGGGTCGTGTCAACAAGCACTGCCTCATTCTACAGGTACAGTAATGATTCTCGTAGACAACACACAGGTTCTGATGTCCTCCATCTTTGCACAGCAACGGGACATCGGTGCAATTGACGAACATCTTGTGCGACACATGGTGCTGAACACCTATCGTATGTACCGCAAGAAGTTCTTCCGCGAGTACGGGGAACTGGTGATCTGTCAGGACGGTGGAGCGTCTTGGCGGCGTGAATACTTCCCCATGTACAAGGCAAAGCGCAGGGCTGACCGCAAGGAGAACCCCGAGCAGTGGGAGAGGTTCTACGGCATCATCAACACCATCCGCGATGAAGTCGCGGAAAACTTCCCGTACAGGAACATGATTGTGCAGGGCTGCGAAGCCGATGACATCATTGCATTCCTGACAAAGCGATACGCTCCCACCGAGAAGGTTCTCATCTTGAGCGGGGACAAGGATTTTGGTCAACTGCAACTACATCCTGGCGTAGTTCAGTATTCTCCGCTGCTGAAGAAGTTCATCACGGTGGAGAATCCAAAGCAGTATCTGCTTGAACACATCATCAAGGGAGACTCCTCTGATGGTGTTCCAAACATTCTTTCTGACGATGATTCATTCGTGGACGAGTCCAAGCGACAGAAGCCTGTGACGAAGAAGCGAATGGAAGAAATCTTGGAGTTCTACGCCGATACAGGCAATATTCCGACAAAGTATTCCGCTAATTGGAATCGCAACAAGACGCTGATTGACTTGCTGCACATTCCTGCGGAGTACGAAGAAAGAATTGAATCGGAGTGGAATAAACCTTTTACCCCTTCTCGCGCCAAGATACTGAACTACATGATTGAGAAGGGACTACGCAACCTGATTGAGGATATCGGAGATTTCTGAAATGAGCAGAAGCAATGACTGGAGCGAATACGACCGCGACCCTAGTGCGAGAAAGGCGCGCAAAAGCGTAGATCGCAAGCACAAGAGTGCGAGGCGGCACGATGAAAAGCAGCAACTCAAGGATTATGTGGACGATCTGAACGCAGGACGAAAGGACTTTAATTATGACGAGTACGAAGACAATGACGAGTAATTCCACTACCATCTCAAAGCGAACTCTTGAAATCCTCAAGAACTTCGCGTCCATCAACTCTGGCATCATCGTGAACGAGGGCAACACCCTGAACACGCTGTCGTCCACGAAGAACATTCTTGCGGAAGCCAAGGTTGGCGAGACTTTCACGAAGTCGTTTGCCATTTGGGACTTGAACAAGTTCCTTGGTACTGTGAGTCTGTTCAAGGATCCAGAGTTCGTGTTTGAGGAGAACTACATCACGGTGAAGAGTGGCAAGTCTAGTGTGCGGTACTACTACTGCGACCCGAAGTTGGTGACTTCGACAAGCAAGAAGATTGCCATGCCGTCCCCCGTGGTGCAGTTTGATCTCACGGCAAAGGATTTTGCGGACATCATCAAGGCAGCGTCCGTGCTTCAGGTGGGACACCTGTGCGTCCGCTCGTCTGCTGACGGTTCCAAGATTGAACTTGCCGCCACGGACAAGGGTGATGTGACTTCCAACTTCTATTCGCTTGTGGTGGGAGACAACACTTCAGGAGCCACATTTGAGTTCATCTTTGATGTGGAGAACCTGAAGATCCTGCCTGGCGACTACACCGTTGCCATTTCGGAGAAGGTTGTTTCGTCCTTCTCCAACAAGAATGAACCGCTGACCTATTGGATTGCTCTGAACGCTGACTCTACCTACGAGGCTTGATTCGTGACTACAACTGAAACCGTGAAGGGTCTTTGGGTTGAGAAGTACCGCCCACAGACCGTGGAAGACTGCATTCTGCCAACGGAAACGCATGAGAGTTTCATGCGGATGGTTGAGCGGGGAGAACCACAGAACCTCCTGTTGTCGGGAGGACCAGGCTGTGGCAAGACCTCCGTGGCGAAGGCACTCTGCAATGATCTTGGTTGTGACACCATGATCATCAACTGCTCCGAGGATGGCAACATTGACACCCTCCGCACGAAGATTAGGAGTTTCGCTTCCACCGTGTCCTTGACCGATGGGGTCAAGAAGGTCGTGATCTTGGACGAGTTTGACTATTCAAACGCACAGTCCACTCAACCCGCCCTTCGCGGTTTCATTGAAGAGTTTGCGGACAACTGCCGCTTCATCCTGACTTGCAACTTCAAGAACAGGGTGATTGAGCCGCTGCACTCACGATGCACCTGCATTGACTTCCGCATTCCGTCCAAGGAGAAGCCTGCTCTCGCGGTGAAGTTCCTGAAGCGGGCAGCGGAAATCCTTGAAGCGGAGGGGGTGCAGTACGATGAGAAGGTGGTAGCCCAACTCATTATGAAGTACTTCCCCGACTTCCGCCGTACCCTGAACGAGTTGCAGCGGTACGCCGTGAGCGGCAAGATTGATGTGGGCATCCTGAACAGCGTGGGTGATGTGGCTGTGAAGGAGTTGATCAAGCACATGAAGTCCAAGGATTTCGGTGCTGTCCGCAAGTGGGTGGTGGAGAACTTGGACAACGATCAGACCCGCATCTTCCGTGCGATCTACGACAGCCTGTACGAGACTGCGGAGCCTGGCTCCATTCCTCAAGCCATTCTTGTGCTTGGCGACTATCAGTACAAGGCAGCGTTTGCAGCCGACCATGAGATCAATCTCACTGCGTGTCTTGTGCAGTTGATGATGGAGGTGAAGTTCAAGTAATGGCACGCAATCGGAGTCTACGAAAAGGTAGAGTGTTCAAGGATTTCAAGGACAGGCGGGAGTATCAGGAATCACTCACTCCTGTCGATTTTCCTGATCCCCCGCACTATTCCATAATGCCTGAAGCCGTTAGGAAGATGATGAATCAGGACATCTCAAAAATGACACGATCCGAACTTGATGAGATGATGCGTGTGAACAAGCAATACCTGAAGGAATACAACAAGAAGACCAATGGCAGGAAGAACCGATGTCGCACCAACTGACTGATTATTTGAATGCCATCAATGTGAACAAGGAACCGCTTTTGGACGAGAGCGAGTCGTACACGAAGCAGTCGTATCCCCCGTTCGTGGTGACGCGCTGCTTGTCGTATTTCCCTGACACGCTGTTCGCCGCGAACGAGATGAACATCCGCCCCCACTTGGATTCAAAAATGCACTTTGACTTTCTGCGGGGTGCGGTGCGTCCTCGCAAGCGGTTCTCCAAGTGGCTGAAGCGGGAGGAAGACACCCGTGTGGCGGCTCTGGTGGAGTACTACGGCATCTCCACGCGGAAGGCACGGGAAGCCCTGTCCGTGCTGTCTGAAGCCGATGTGGAGGAGATACTGGCGGCTGTGGACAAAGGTGGAAAGCGGCGTTAATCTAAATAGTTCCGTGTCTGTTCAATATTTAGGAGTGAACGCAACATGGAACAAAATGAACGCTACATCGACCTTGAGACAACCGATCTGCTTGAGGTCGTGCTACAGAAACCTGATGACTTTTTGAAAGTCCGTGAAACGCTGACCCGCATTGGCGTATCGTCCCGAGCCGAAAAGAAGTTGTGGCAGTCGTGCCATATCCTCCACAAGAAGGGCAAGTACTACATTGTCCACTTCAAGGAGATGTTTGCATTGGATGAATTGCCTACTTCGATTAATACCGAAGACATCGGAAGACGAAACACGATTGCTTGTTTGCTTGAAGAATGGGGCTTGGTGAAGATCGTGGACAAGGCAAAGATCACAGACAAGGTTCCCCTCAACAAAATAAAGATCTTGCCATTCAAAGAGAAGGGTGAGTGGGAACTCTGTCCTAAATACCACATAGGAAGGTCTAAAAAGACCATGAAGCCCGAAGAGTGAACAACGGAGATATATTATGAAACTAGTGATCAAGTTCCCTACCCGCAATCGTCCCGAAAAGTTTAAGACTGTGTTTACGCGCTATCTTACCTTCCTTAGTGGACGGCATGATGTGCGTTTCATCGTCACGATGGATGAAGACGATCCCACGATGAACAACCCAGAGATGCAGCAGTGGTTTGCCACTCGCTCACAGAACGCACAGATTGAGTGCTTCTACGGAAACTCCAAGAGCAAGATTGAGGCTTGCAACGCGAACCTAGAGGGCGTGGACGGCGATGTGCTGCTGCTTGCGTCTGATGACATGGTTCCCGTGCAGATGGGATACGATGACATCATTGCCAAGGTGTACGAGCAGGCTTTCCCTGACTACGATGGAGCCATCAAGTTCTGGGATGGTCTGCGTCCAAAGGAAGACCCGCTGATGACCCTGACGGTCATGGGATTCCCGCTGTACAAGCAGTTCGGATATATCTACAATCCCGAATACAAGTCGGTCTACTGCGACAATGAGCAGACACAAGTGTGCATGGCTCTAGGGAAACTACGCCGCTGCGATATTTGCATCATTCAACACCAGTGGACAAACGAACCCTTTGACACGCTTCATGCCCGCAACGAAAATTCTGAAATGTATGGTGTGGATGGAGAAACATTCAAGCGTCGCGCCGCAAACAAATTTGACATGGAGGTAATGTTCAATGCCAGTGCCAGCAAGTGATATCAAGTTTAGTATTTTGATTCTGTCTATTCCCGAACGCATCGAATCCATGAAGGCAGCAGTGAATCACCTTCAGGAACAGGCAGACGCAACAGGACAACCCAAGTCCGTAGAAATTCTCGTTATGCTTGACAATCGCTCAAAGAGCATTTCGGAAAAGCGAAATGATTTGCTCATGGCAGCGCGTGGCAAGTACATTGCATTCTTGGATGATGATGATGCTGTTAGCAAAGACTACATGAGCAAGATTCTTCAAGCCATTGATGAACACAATGGAGTTGACTGCATTTCCTTTAATCAGTGGTGTAGTCTTGATGGTGAGCCAATGGATGTAGAGTTTGGTATCGGAAATCCCCACGGTCAGTTGTGGAGAGATGAAGATGGTTTCCTCGGGGACATAAAGCGTCCTCCATACCATATGTGTCTATGGCGGCGAGACATTGCTATCACAGAGGGATTCAATCCTGTTTATGGAGCAAACGGTCAGTCTTCCGAAGACATCGACTGGCTGATGCGTCTGTATCCAAAGATTCAAACCGAGCATCATATTGATGATGCTCTTCATGGATACATCTACAACTCCAAGACCACAACCTCTCTTGTTCCACAGGATCAGCAATGAAAATACTGCTGAACTATGCGGACGGTAAGTTCTTGGAGTCTCAATTCAAGAATAGCCAAACAGGTCTTGCGGCAGGATTTAATGTGGTGTATCAAATGAACAGGAGTGAAATCAGTCCTGTGTTCATAGAACAAAACAAACAAATCATGTCAAGCAAAAGAGGAGTTGGATATTGGTTGTGGAAATCCTACTTCATAGACACGATTCTACAGACTATGAGAGAGTCCGACATTCTGTTCTATGCAGATTCTGGCTCAATGTTTATTCGTAGAATGGAACCAATCTTTGATGCTGTTACCAAAGATGAGAGGGGAGTTGTGGGTTTTCATATGGCAGGAAAGCATCTTGAACGACACTACACCAAGAGAGATGTTTTGCGTCAAATGGGAGCAGACACAGCAGAGATCAGGGATACCCCACAACGAATGGCTAGTTTCATGTGTTTCAGGGGAACCGTTTCAGCCAAATCTATAGTAAGAGAGTACATGAAACTGTGTTGTGATTTTGATCTGATTTCAGACTCTCCTAATAAGGATGGGTGGGTTGAGCCAGATTATGTTGATCACAGACACGATCAATCTATTTGGAGTGTCTTGACAAAGAAGTACAACATTACTATGCTTCCAGATCCTACTCAATGGGGTGTGCAGCACGGAGAGACTACTAACGAAGAGCAGTACATCTTCCACACAAGAGATCCAAAATGATTCCATCTATACAGATGTTTTGCCTCTTTCATAAGGGGCTTCGTGAAGAGATATACAACCCATACAGAAACAGCCCTCACAAATTTACTTTTGTGAGAGTTGGTACTCATGAATACTCAGTAAAGAATGATTGGATTCGTGAGTCGGTTCTTGATGCTAACACCCTGCCCAATTTCAAGTCGTATGGTCCTCGTTGGGCAGAATTTGAATTTCTGTTGAATCTTGTTTCTGATCCATCTACTTTTGATTCGGTAGTCACAGGTGATTGGATCGGAATGACGCAGTATGATCACGGCATGGAAATCAATTTCTCCAATATGCCTCTGTTTGATTTTTTTGGTTGGAAGATGGAAACCAATTCAATCCGAAACGATGTGAATTATTTTGCACTCCGAACATTTCCTATCCGTGAGTACGAACTTCCAGTGAATAGAACCTGCATGGATTACAATAGTCCACAGAAACTTCAGGGAGATCCGTCTTGTTACTTTGCTATGGCAGATCATTTCAACGAGTACTACGGAACGAGCAAGAGTGCATATGATGTGTTCTTGCATGACGAAAACAAGTTGCCCCTCTGTTCTTCATTCATAGTTCATCGTGAAGGATTCAAGGATTTGGTTCAGTACTTGAGATGGGTTGCCGACAACAAGAATCTTGATTGTTTCGACCCCGCTAAAACTTGTCGTCAGCAGGGAGGACTGATGGAACGCTATTTGGCTTCTTGGTTTGTCTTCCGTGGGATGAGAATGTTTGACGCTTCGGTAAATGTGATTTCACTATGAACATATTAACACTTAAAAATGGCAAAACTGTTTTGCCAATGTGCATCAATCTTGAACGCAGCAAAGACAGAAAAGAGTATGTTCAGTGGTGTTGCTCGTCTCTTGATTTTCCTATCAATTTCTTGAAGGCGGTTGACAAGAATTTCATGATGGATCGAAATACGAATCAGCCTATCAAGACAGAGCAAGTAGTGTGTGGTGGATCGGATATTGTAGATGGCGTAACCGAAGAGATCGAAATATCCGTTACTGATCCACAATACAGCGACAGAAAGTACAGATACTGCCCACCGAGCAAATACTGTAAGGTGTACAAGCCATATGTCCACTCACTGTATGTGGCTGCAATTGGATGTGCATTTTCTCATCTGGAATGCATGAGGGCTTCCTCTGAAGCAGGAACAGACTTTGTGTTGATACTTGAAGACGATGTTGCTTTCGCCAAACTAGACTACGGGTCTGCACTATCAGTAATCTGCGATGAAGAGTTTGATGTTTGCATTGTCGGATCGTCTCCTCAAAGACAGTATCTGCCACAAGAGGGAGGTTTCTCGAACGAATATTTGTATGAGACTTCCAAGAATCAGTGGTATAGTGGGGCATCTGCTTATTTGGTGAGTCGTGAGTTTGTGCAAAAAAGGTATCCATTTGATTTTGTCTCTTGTGCCGCAGATGAGTTTTTTGGCTATGCACAACTTGAAATGGGTGCTACAATACTAGCCCTCAAGACACCCATATTTGGTCTATCTGACTACTGTATCGCAAGCACAAATACCCCGAGGAACGGATGAACATGAAAAAGGATCTTCAGCAGGTCACTCTCATTGGAGTTGATGGAACGGGAGAAGACCTAGAGGCACTAGACTCTGTTTTAACTTGGTGCATGAAGCATTTTGATTTTCATTCGGTGCTTCATGTTTCTGGAGGAGGTGTTTCTGCATCATACAATGGAATCACTCGTCTTGGCTTTAATAGGATGTCGTATCTTGACTACAACAAGTTTTGCCTATACACTTTACCCGATCTAGTCAAGTCTGATTACTGCATGATTGTTCATGCAGATGGTTTCATAGTTAATCCTCATCTGTGGGAAGATGAGTTTCTGAACTACGATTACATCGGCGCACCTTGGTACATTTCTGACACAGAGGTTCTTCCTTGGCTCAGTGGATCTCCGAACATAGTTGGTAATGGAGGTTTTTGTATCAGGAGCAAAAAGTTCTTGGAGTTTTCTAAATCTTTTGTTGGATACGATGGAACAAGAAATGAGGATGTATTCCTGTGTATTGATAATTACGGTAAGGCTACGGAAGAGGGGATAAAGATTGCGGATCGTGATACTGCTGCAAGATTCTCTGTTGAGATATTGAGTCAGCGTTATCCAAACATCCAAAACTGTTTCGGGTTTCATGGTAAGCATAACATGAATCAAGCAATTGAACTAGTAAACAACTGGAGATCAAAATGAACACGCTGATCACTTCGCTTCACTGGGATGACAATCCACCGCAGATCATGGAAAAGCAAAAGAAAGTATTCGACAAATTCGGATACGATATTGTTCAGACGCGGGCAAGTATCCGTCATCCAGACTATATGGATTGGATAATGAACAACACTTCATACGACAGATATCTTTTTGTTGATAGTGATTGCATCCCACTCAGCAGAGATGTTGTTGAAGAGGCTCTTGACAAGGTTACCAATACAACAAAGGTATTTGGTTGCGCTCAGGCTACCAATCATCTGTCTCCCGAGTTCAATAAGCACATTTATGCTGCTGCATTTTTTCTACCACTCACCCAAGACATCTACAATAAATTGGGTCGTCCATCTTTTCGAGAAACACACCGATCAGATGTTGCAGCAGAACTAACATGGAGTGCAAAGGAGAGGCAAATTCCTGTTGAACTGTGGTATCCTAAGCGGAGCAAGAAAGATCTGATATGGAATCTTGGTGATTGGGGTAAGTATGGAGTTGGATCATTCTATGGTCCAGAAGGCACAGATGAAGAAAAGGTGTTTCATCTTTTTGAAATCAGAGTGAGCGTTGAACGCGGAACTCTTGGTATGTTCTTGGATGAGTGTGATAGGGTCATAAATCTATGAGCAGTTCTGTATCCGTATACGGTTCTACGGGGTTCATTGGATCTAGGTTCTGTGAAATGTTCCCGTATGCAATCCGTGTTCCGAGAGAACAAAACGAGCCTATGTCCAATGATGTGCTGTACTTCATAAGCACAACACACAACTACAACATTTTCACCGATCCACACAAAGACATCGACACCAATTTGTCAAAAATGATTGATGTTCTTGAAGCCTGTAGAAACAAAAACCCAAACACGGTGTTCAACTTTGTGAGTTCGTGGTTTGTTTATGGCATGAACTGCACACTGGATACAAAAGAAACTGATCTGTGTGATCCGCGAGGATTCTATTCGATCACCAAGCGAGCAGCAGAACAGATGTTGGTTTGCTATTGCAAGACGATGGGAATCAACTATAGGATCATGAGGCTGACTAACATCATTGGAGTCGGAGACAAGAATATTTCTGCAAAGAAGAACGCTATACAGCACATGATTGGTTTGCTTAAGAAGAATGAACCCGTCAAATTGTATGACCAAGGTTCCAACATACGAGACTTCATGTATGTTGACGATGCTTGCAGGGCTATTGATGTTTGTATTAGAAACAGTCCGCTAGGAGAAACCATCAATATTAGTAACAGTCAGCCTGTTTCTATTTTCCAGGTAATGGATTATGCTAAGAAGAAACTCAATTCATCGTCAGAACTGATGTCTATAGAGACTCCTGACTTTCATAAGGTTGTTCAGGTAAAAGATGTTTGCTTGAACAACGAGAAACTTCTTTCGTATGGTTACTCTCCTTCGATACATACATTCGAAGCAATTGATCGAATTCTAAAAAACTGAAAGGTGCATTATGGAACTAGTGGTAACTGGTGGAAGAGGATTCATCGGCAGTCACTTTGTAGAGAAGGCTCTTGAAGAAGGACATAGTGTAGTAGATTTTGACTGCATGAGTTACTGCTCCAACGAAGAATTGCCATTCGACAATCACGAAAATTACAAGCACATCAAGATGGACATTTGCGATATTTCGCATCTACCGTCTTGTGATGTTGTTGTGAACTTCGCCGCCGAAACCCATGTTGACAACTCCATCAATGATACGAATCCTTTCATCAAGAGCAACATTCTAGGAGTTCATAATTTGCTTGAGATCATTCGTGGCAAGCAGATTCACGAACGCCCCCTGTTTGTTCAAATCAGCACCGATGAGGTCTATGGCGACAGAGCCGATGGATCGTTCCGTGAGACGGATAAACTCACCCCAAGTAATCCGTACTCTGCTTCCAAGGCTGCGGCTGAGATGTTGGTATTGTCGTATCACAGAACATATGGGATTAACTATCTGATCACTCGCAGTTCAAATAATTACGGTCCTCGTCAGTACTACGAAAAACTCATCCCCAAGTCTATTCGCTGCCTCGAAACCGCGAAGAAGATTCCACTACATGGTGATGGATCGTATGTCCGTGATTGGATCTTTGTAAAAGACAATGTTGGTGCGATATACACTCTCATACAAAATGGTGTTCGAAACGATACATTCAATATTGGTGCAGACAATCACATGACCAATTTGCAGGTGGTTGAATATCTTCTGTCCATTTTCGGAAAGACTACTGACGAAATACAATTTGTTCCAAATCGGTGGGGTCAAGACTTGCGATACTCACTGAATACTGATAAGATTCGCTCAATCGGTTGGACTCCCGAACACGCGAAAGGAATATTCAAGTGGTGGAACTAAACATCATGCAGCAGGACAAGCAGAAGATGCTTAACGATCTTGTCACGGAGATCGTAAAATCAAAATCCAAGCAGTGGACTGCGGGTACTGATTGGGTTCAGTACTCTGGCTCTGTGTTGGATGAGCGAGAGTACATTGCAGTAATCGAATGTCTGCTTGAGGGATGGCTCGCTTTGGGAGAGAATGGGATTCGCTTTGAGAACAAGTTTCCAAAGAGACTTGGCAAGGAACACGGTTGCCTAGCAAATAGCGGATCAAGCGCAAATCTTTTAATGGTCACGGCTCTTGCTTCAAAGAAACTGTGGAATCTTCCAAAGGGTTCAAAGATCATTACTCCCGTTGCAGGATTTCCCACAACAATCAATCCCATCATTCAAAACGGATTCACCCCTGTGTTCATTGACATTGAAATGGACACACTCAACCTGAACATTCAACAGTTGGAAGCGGCAGCAAAAAGTGGAGCAAGCGCACTTGTGTTTGCCCATGTTCTGGGCAATCCGCCAAACATGGATGCAGTGATGGACATTGTTCGCCGCTACGATCTTATTTTGATCGAAGACTGCTGTGATGCGCTTGGAAGCACTTACAGGGGTCAGGCACTAGGCTCGTTTGGTGAAATGGCTACTTGCTCATTCTATCCCGCTCATCACATCACTATGGGAGAGGGTGGTTTCATCGCTACGAAGACAAAGGAACAGGAGATGATCCTGAAGAGCCTCCGAGAATGGGGACGAGGTTGCTATTGCTCTGGCAAGGCTGCTTCTTGTCTGAAGAATGGTATGTGCAAAAAGCGTTTCAGCAACTGGTTGCCATCTCTTCCTGATGAAGTTTTTGATCACAAGTATGTGTACGAAGAAATCGGATACAACCTGAAGCCGCTTGATCTACAGGCTGCTATGGGTCTTGTGCAATTGGAAAAATTGGACTCCATCATCGAAACACGAAAGCACAACTATCGAAGACTGTTTGAGATTTTCTCTCGCTATGATGATAAGTTCATTCTCCCAAAAGCCACCGAAGGTTCTGATCCTGCTTGGTTTGCTTTTCCCCTGACTGTAAAGGAAAACGCAGGCTTCAAGAGAACCGAACTAACCATGTTCTTTGAAGAAAACAAGATTCAAACCCGAAATTACTTTGGTGGAAACATTCTCTTACAGCCTGGTTACGCGCATCTTGCACAGGGAGATCCTATTGTGGACTTCCCGAACGCAACCACTGCTACCACCAACACTTTCTTTTTGGGTACGAGTCCAAGAATCACAGACCCCCAAATTGACTATATTGAAGAAATTCTGACCAACTTTATGAAAGGACGCTGACCATGACCGAACAAGCACCAACAAAAACTCCAATTGAACATTACTACAAGGACGAAATGTTTGTTCCTTCGTGGTTCAGTTTTCCGAATCTATATTCGTATGTTGTGCAGAAGTTTCCGAGCGGAAGCCATTTCGTTGAGGTGGGTGCTTGGAAGGGATGCTCATCATCATACATGGGAGTAGAAATTCACAATTCTGGCAAGAGCATTCGTTTTGATTGTGTGGACACATGGAACGGGACTGTTAATGATCCTGTTCACGATGCAGATACCGATGTTCAGCAGAAGACACTTTACGAGAAGTTCTTGGCTAACACGCAGCGAGTGAAGGATTACATCAATCCTGTCAGGATGGATTCTCTTGAGGCAGCAGCGACATACGAAGACAATTCTTTGGACTTTGTTTTCATTGACGCTGATCACACATACGAAGCAGTAAAGAAAGATGTTGAGGCTTGGCTTCCGAAGATTAAGCCTGGTGGAATCCTTGCAGGACACGATTACGCTTGGTGTGAAGATGTCCGAAACGCAGTCCACGACGGATTGGGTGTTGGTAAAGATACGATCATGTCTGATCCTTGGAATGAGGGTTGTTGGTGGATTACTCTTAACGAGGAAAACGAAGAGTGAGAGCATTAGTAACTGGTGGAGCAGGATTCATAGGTTCGAATCTGGTTGATCGTCTAATTTCTGACGGTCACGATGTAACCGTGATCGACAATGAGTCAGCAGAATCAAACGAGCAGTTCTACTGGAATTCTCTAGCAAAGAATTATCAATACTGCATAACGGATTACACCATGACTCGTAAACTCTACGAGCATCAAGATGTCGTGTTTCACATGGCTGCGGAATCACGAATTCAAAATTGTATAAGTGATCCTGTTAAGGCTGTTGAAACCAACCTAACGGGAACAGCAACCGTATTGCAGTGCGCCAGAGTGTGTGGAGTTAAGCGAGTAATCTATTCTTCCACATCATCAGCATACGGACTTGCTAATCCTTATCCAAACATAGAAACGATGCCGACTGATTGCCTGAATCCATACTCTGTAACCAAAGTGGGCGGGGAAGAACTGTGCAAAATGTATAGTAGATTGTATGGACTACAGACTTTGATTTTCAGGTACTTCAATGTGTATGGAGAGAGACAGCCTGTTCGTGGGCAGTATGCTCCTGTTGTTGGAGTATTCTTGCGGCAAAAATCTGCTGGAAACGAAATGACAATTGTTGGCGATGGTGAGCAGAGGCGGGATTTCGTTCATGTAAACGATGTTGTTCAAGCAAATATTCTAGCGTCTACTTTCACACCATCAGACGACTACATATGGGGTCAGATTTACAACATCGGGACGGAAACAAACCATTCCGTAAACGATATTGCAAAAATGATTGGCGGAAAAAGTGTGCATATTCCTCCACGGGACGGAGAGGCTAGGGTGACTCTTTCTGACTGTACCAAGGCTAAGACGCATCTTGGTTGGAAAGCAAACACAAGTATTGATGATTGGATTTCACAAAACCGATAACAGGAGAGTCGTGATGTCAACAGTATGTCTGTCAATGATCGTAAAGAATGAAACCCACATCATTCACGAATGTCTTGATTCCATTAGCCCACACATTGATTACTGGGTCATTGTTGATACTGGTTCAACCGATGGCACACAAGATCTAATTCGAAATTACTTCAAGGAGAAGGGCATTCCAGGAGAACTGATTGAACGCCCTTGGGTCAACTTTGGTTACAACAGAAGCGAAGCACTAGATCTTTGCACGGGCAAGGCTGATTATGCCTGGATGATTGATGCTGATGATCGCATTGTTGGCAACTTCAAGTATCCTCACGGAAAGAATCTATCAGCAGATGCTTATGCTTTGAAGTGCGGAAGAGAGCAGTGCATCTGGTGGCGAAATCAGATTTTCAAGACTGGAATCGGTTGGAAGTACATTGGTGTTCTTCATGAGTACGCTCATACCGAAAAACAGCCTCTGACTCAAGAAAAGATTGATGGTAACTATCATCTTGAGGCGCGCACACTTGGTGCCAGAAATGTGAACATAACTCCAGTTGAAAAGTACTCCAAGGACGCAGAACTTCTTCTTGAAGCACTGAAGACAGAACCACAGAATTCTCGCTATCAGTTCTACTTGGCGCAGTCGTACTTTGACTCGCAGCAGTGGGACAAAGCCATTGAAGCGTACTACAAGCGGGTGGAGATGGGTGGATGGGAAGAGGAGTGCTACTACTCACTGTTCCGTATCGCTTTGTGTGAAATAGCAAAGAATTCTAACTGGACTATTGTTCAACAAAAACTACTAGACGCATACGATTACCGCCCGTGTCGCGCAGAGCCGCTTCACGCCATTGCTCGTTTCTTGCGAATGAACAATCGCCCCCGTGCGGCTTATCTGTTCGCAAAGGAAGCAGCGCAGATTCCATTTCCACAGCACGATATTCTGTTTATAGACACCAATGTTTACACATGGATGGCTTTGGATGAACTTGCGTCTACTGCCTACTATGTTCACGATTACCGAACAGGATATGCTGCGGCAGATGCTCTTCTGCGTCAAAATCGACTTCCGCAAACAGAGGTGGAGAGAATGCAGAAAAACCACGCTGCATACTTTGAAAAAATAAATCAGATGGATCAGGTGAATGTTGATGCTCAAATGCGTCAAAAGTTCCCAGGACAAGGCATGAACATTGCATCTCCACAAAAACCAAATACCTTGCTTGGGGTAGAGCCAACAGTTTCCATAAATAAAAACAGATCATTCAAGAAGAGAAAAAAGTAATGGCAAGAACAAGTAATTCTGGAAAAGGTAAGGGCGGTTTCGCAAGCGCAAAGACCCGACGCGCAAGAAAAGAAGCCGCACTCGTCAAAAGCGCAAATCGCGCTCGTAATGCAGCAGCAAAGGCACGGTAATGGCATCAGCGTACTATGACATCAATGCACAACAGCACTCCACGCTGAACTTTCACGCGGAGTACTATGACGAAAATGGAAACGCTGTTGACCTGACGGGATACACTGCGCGACTCCATGTGCGTCCAAACAATGACTCGTCCAAACTGTACTTGATGATCACTACATCAGGAGTTACGAGTGGAGGGGTTACTGGAGAATTTGGTGTCACTCAAGGTATCAGTGGCAGCGGTAGAATTTATTTGAACAAGGGCGAAACGGGTGGAGCATTCACTGGCGGAATTTTGATTACAGCCGATGCGACCACAATGGGTTATGTTCGCGTGGGGTCATGGAAATACTCGCTTGATCTCACAAAGGGTGTCACTACGGATGAACTCATGCAGGGACAGTTCGTGGTGACTCCGAAGAACACCCGATGAAACTGAAGATAAAGGAAACCTCATATTCTGTGAAGCCCAAGCAGGACGAGGGCAAACTGCTGGTGCGTTATGATCAGTTCACCGTGAAGCCCAAACCGCGTGGCGTGAAAATATACCAAGACAAACTCACCACCGTGCTGAAGCACGACCGCCGCAGCGGTGTGCGGATTCAAAAAGTGCAGAACAACAAGATTCTGAAGCAGTGGGATTGACTCCTCTGCTTCTTGTGATACAATCCCCTCAAAGGAGACTTCATCATGGACAAGCCAACACTTGGTTTCTATCTCATTCCCGACACAGGAGCAGCAGTTCCAGAATTTGCCACAGACGGCTCTGCGTGTTTTGATATCTGCGCTCGTTTCCACTACGACCGCGAAAACTCGGAAGCAGATTGGGATGCACACAAGCCCGTGATTGCCTACGGTCCACAGAATGTAAAGAGCGAAATCTATCCCACGCAGGGAGTGCTTGATGTTCCTGCGGGATGGCGATTCCTTGTTCCCACGGGACTCATCCTAGACATTCCAGAAGGCTACTCGGTGCGCCTCCATGCCCGTAGCGGACTCGCCCTGAAGGAGGGCTTGGTGCTTGCGAACTCGGAGGGCGTGATTGACTCTGACTACACCGATGAACTGAAGGTGATGGTGACCGCCATGAGCAACTGCTTGGTGAGCATCCCCAACGGATCGCGCATCTGCCAAGCGGAACTGGTGCGGAATCAGCCTGTCCAATTTGCCAAGATTGACCACCCCCCACTGAAGAAGACGCAGCGTGAAGGCGGATTCGGCAGCACGGGACAGTTTTCATGGGACGCTAACAAGGGAGCCTGATATGACACGCGATGAACTGCTGAAGTTTCACGAAGAGATCACGAAGCAAGC